TATGCTGCATTTGTAAATTTTGTTAATAATGAGGTTTTACCAATACCTGTGGGTGCTAGTATTATACCTAATTCGCCCCTTCCTAATCCGCCTTTAAGACATCTGTCAATACCATCAATGCCTGTTGGAAACGGAGTTCTAGCATCTTTTTGTAATGATTCACGAATATTCTCACCAATTTCTATAACATCATCGGTCATTACGCCAACTTGTAATGCGTTTGTTATTATATTTTCAATTTTATCATATTCTTCGAATAATCCATTTTGTATTATTTCATCTGATTCTTTTAATGCTTTTTTTAATACTTGTTGTCTACAAAATTTTAACGATGTGTCTTTAATATATCGATTATCTTCAATTGATAACTTCTGTATTTCTGATAATGTATCTAAATGAACTTTTCCGGCTGTGCCAAGATTTTCAGCCATTATTTTTTGATTCAATGTATCATAATTAGGAATTAGTTTATATTCATTATATAACTCCTTTATATTTTCCATTAAATACTTAATATATGGGCCGTCAAAATACGCACTTTTAATAACATCTATAATTGTTATAGCAAATTTTTTATCTTCAATAATAGTTTTAAGTAATCCTTGTTGGAATTTTGTACCTAAATACCCGAAATTTTTTTCAACCATTTTATTTCTATAGTTCTTTTAAATTTAAATCATATTGCAAATATTTTGTTGTCAAATTCTTAGATGAAAGAACATCAGTTAAATTTGATAAAATTTCTTTAACTTTTGGCCTTATATCTACTGCATATCTAACTTTAGGGTGATATACATGCGCCGGAAATATCCTAGAAATAAATACATCTTCGCCAAGTTTTATCTCCAATAAAAAATGTTCTTCTTTTGTATCTGGAACATCAACAAAATTTTCCAAATCAAAAAAATAATTTTGATTGTCGTTCAAATAATCTAATGTTTTTATTTTTAAATCATCAGAAATATCCTTACAGATTTCTTTTACACATTTATATAAATCCAATGAATTTTTTGATATCGGATTAAAGTTAAAAACATTAAAAAATCTTTGTATAACAATGTTTTTTTCTATTGTTAAAATAAATTCTAATTTAGTTGTTTCTTGATTTTGCATACTTATCGTTTTTTAAAATTAACATATCGTTTATTTTTTTCCTTTCTTGTTAATCTAAGAAAAGGATTTAAAAATTTTATCCATGCGTCGTCTGATTTTGGTAACACCTGAAATATTCCATCTTCCATCATCATTTTCATTGTGTTTTTATAAGATCGGCCTTCAGGATCTAAAGTTTCATTTATTAATGATTTTATATTATCTTTTGCCTCGTCAGTTAAAAATGGCTCATCCAGACTTACAATAATACTATTAATATTATAAAATTCTTCCCCCAAAACGCCATATCGAGTAACGCCTGTTAATAAATTTTGTACTAGTTTGTCTTCTTTATCTTGCTCAAATAAAAAATTAGCTTTATGTTTAATATAATCCATAGTTAAAGGTTGGGTTACAATTTCAGGAAAAAGCATCATAAGCCTTTTAACACCTAAGCTTTTTATACCCGCAATATTAT